AGCGCGGAATCAACCGAAAGGACTGGGACGAAGCGAAGCGCCAAGGGACCGACCCATGGGACCGCAAGGCCATGACCGCATGGCTAGGATCGTGACGCCACCGGATGAAACCTGGCACCGAACTCCCGCCAGAGATGGGCGAGGCGCAATCGCTTGAAGAGATGGAGCAGGCGATCCGTCGAGCGACGAACATCGACGAAGTGAAGATCCTCAAGGAGAAGGTGCTGGCTCTTAAAGGCATCGTCGCCGTCCAAGTCGAAATCGGGGAATACATCCCGAAGGGTCAGGCGAGGGAATCGACGACGCGGATTGTCAGCGCGGCTCGTGGCGAACTGCTGAAGCTGGTTGCCGACCTTCCACCGAGGCTTGCGGGATTAAGCGAGGCACCAGCGCAGAAGATCCTGCGAGAAGAAATCATCAACGTCCTGACCCGGCTATCGGACGAGACGAGCAAGCTTTACCAATGAGTGATCCAATCATCACTGGAGCTTGCCTAGGCTGGCGACCTCCAACAACGCTGACCCCGTGGGAATGGGCGGCGAAGAACGTGAGGATTCAGAACTCCGAGCGGTCTAGCCACTTCGATCCAGAGCAAACGCCATGGTGGAAGGCACCGCTGGAATGCGCGGCAGATTCCGACACGCGAAACATCGTCGTGCTAGCGCCTACTGGTTCCGGCAAATCGACCATGGCGGAAGCACTGATCCCCTACGTCGTTTCGGAAGATCCGGGGCCGATGCTGTACGCATCACAGACGGACGAAGACGCAAAGTTCTGGGCCGAGTCCCGACTAGCGCCCGCGATGAAATCATGCGAAGCTCTCGCGGCTCTCTGGCCGGAAGATCGGCACAAGTCGCGGAAGCTCGAAATCATTTTTCCCCACATGCCGCTGATTCTTGGCGGCGCGAATCTGTCAAACTTCCAAGAGAAGTCGGTGCGCTGGCTTTACGGCGACGAGGTGTGGACATGGAAGCCGGGACTTGTGCGTGAGTTCCTGGCGCGGCATCACGACAGATGGAACCGGAAAGTATTTCTCGTTTCGCAGGGTGGCTATGTCGCTAGTGAGTTCCACGGCGAGTGGGATAAGACCGACCAAGCAAGCTTTGGATGGCGATGCCCGAACTGCAAAGCCGAGCAGGTGTTTGGGTGGGACGGGATTAAGTTCGACCGCATCGAGGTGGACGGGAAGCTCGACGAGCAGGCAACGGCAGACACGGCGAGAATGACTTGCGGAAGCTGCGCGGCAGAGTTTGAGGACACGACTCAATCGAGGCGGGCGATTTGCAATTCCAACGTGGGCAACGGATCGCTGGGCTACATCGGCGCGAAGCAATCGCTGCGCGGCTATCGAGGATTCCACATCGACTCGCTAGCGGTCTGGTGGATTCCGTGGGCTAACGAGGTGCTTGGGTTCTTGGAGGCAACCCGCATGGCGAAGTCTGGAGCGGTCGAAAAGCTGAGGCAGTGGCGGCAGAAGCGGCGGGCGCAGTTTTGGAGCGATGACATGGTTGACGCTGCGCAGTCACTTAACGTGGCCGGCTACAGCCGCGACGAGGTGACGGACGCGGCGAAGCTGCCGGATGAGATCCAGAGATTCGCCACCATTGACGCGGGCGGTGATCACTTCTGGGCGGTCATTCGCGCATGGTGGGAGGGCGGGGCGTCGAAGCTACTTTGGGAGGGCTACGTTCCTGGGCGCGGAGGCGACGAAACCGAACTTGCCGAACTGCTCAAACGATTCGCGGTCGAGCCTAACAAAACGTTTATCGACATCGGATTCGACGAGGACAGGATGCTAAACCTGATCGTCAAGCACGGGTGGGTCGGAGTGAAGGGCGACGGCACGCGGGACGGTTGGACATGGGAGGACAAGGGTAAGAAGATTGAAAAGCCATTTTCCAGAATCCAACGCAAGGCGGCAAGCAAGGGCGGGATTGCCCGGTGGGTATGGATTGCGACCAATCCGCTCAAGGACACGCTGGCGAGGCTGTCAGGCGGGCTAGGTGCTGAGTGGTTGGTTTTCTCCGATGTGTCCAACGCCTACCGGAAGCACTTCAAAGCCGAGCGGCGGGAAGAATTCCAAGTCGGGCGGGAAAAGGAATCACGTCAGGTGTGGGTTACGAAGTCCCGAAGTAATCACCTCTGGGACTGCGAGGTTTACCAAGTCGGAGCCGCTAGAATGTTCCGTGTTTTCGAGGGAGGCGAGGAATAACTATCGGCGGTTTCCGCGTCTTGACATTGGGAATCGCTACGCGAAACCCGCTACATGGTCAGGTTAGCGCGAACGATTTATCTTACCCTTTGCGAGGACGCTTCAGCTATCGCGCAGCTTCGCGCTGAAGCTAAAAGCCTCGCGCTTGCGCTGGCTACCGATCCGAATACCGCGTTTGAATTGACCAGTTCGACCGTCAATGGTCAAACATTTTCCGGCACGCGATCCATGAGTAACAAGGACAGGTTGTCGATGATTCGACTTGTCCTTCGCCAAGTCGATTCGGGATGCCCGCTCGACCTAACCACCCGCGCCGTCTTTTGACCTATGGCAATCCTAGATGAATTTGGCAGCCCGATTACCTATTCGTCCCGCTTTGCACACGGCGCGGATCGAAGCCGGATGCGCGGGCCGCAGTATAACGTCAACGACATCGACATTGATACGCTGATTCCGTCGAACGACCGGAAGACGCTTGTAGCGTTGTCGAAGCGACTCGCGGCGAACATGGGCGTGCCAAAAGCGGTGATCGCTCAAAAGGCGCAATACTCTGTAGGGCGGGCGTGGATTCCAAGCTACGTCGGGACTGATGTCGCAAACGGAGACGCTGCCGAGGACTGGCTGAAAAACGTCTGGTTGCCAAACTGCGACGTTCGCGGCGGGATCAACGATTGGAACCAATACCTCAAGGATGCCAGCAGGGACGTTGATTTCGGGGATCATTTCACGCTGAAGACGATGACGGCAGACGGGACGTTCCCGTTGCTTCAGAACATCCCGTCTTACCGTATTCGCGGCGGCGGAAGCTCATTGGAAAAAGTTTCCGACGGCATATACAAAGGCCGGCGGATTCGTGACGGGATCATCTACAGCGACCAAGGCAGGCCGATTGCCTACCGGGTCATGGACGAGGGGTATTCGGAGAAGTTCCAAGACATCCCGGCGTCGTCCATCATCCATATTTACGACAAGGATTTCAGCGACCAAGGGCGCGGCTTGCCGTCATTCGCTCACGCCGTCGAAGACCTCAAGCACTGCCTTCAATCGACCGAATACGAGCGCATCCGGCAGCTTATCATCTCGTCAATCGGGTTGATCGAATACAACGAGCATGGCGGGCCTGACATGGACGATCCCGGCATCGCGCTGGGGACTGCCGTTAATGGCAATGAGGGCGTGACGTTCCAGAGCTACCAAGGTGGAATGGTCCGCTACATGAAGGCGAACTCCGGTGAAAAGCTGGAGAGCGTGACGCACGACAACCCCGGCGAGGTGTGGGAGTCGTTCCAAGACCGTCTGAACCGTGCTTCGATCATCGGGGCAGGTTGGAGCTACGGCATGGTTTGGAAATCCCCAGGCCAGGGAACAGCCGAGCGCGCTGACATTCTTCGCGCCCGCCGTGCCGTGGAAGACCGGCAAGGCATCCTGTTCTTCCTCGCCCGCGCTGCCGTTTCCTATGCGGTCGGATTTGCGCAGGACCAAGGTAAGATCACACGCGCCAATGGTTCAACCGTATTCCTCGACAACCCGACACGATGGGCTTTCTCGCGACCTCCACGCCTGTCCGTTGATGATGGGCGTGAGGAAAAGATGCTGATCGAAGGATGGCGGGCCGGAAACCGCAACCTTTCCGAGATTGTGGACCGCGATGTTGAAGAGTTCCTGCGGGAACGCGCCCGCGAAACCATCCTTTCCAAGCGCATTGCCGCTGAAGAATCCGCCGCGTCCGGTTTTGAAATCTCCGAGCGGGAGATGCGGATGCTTACCCCGAACGAAACGGCTGAAGTCCAGTCTTCCAATTCAAGCAGCGATGAAAACGGCGACGACGAAATGCTGAACTTTGAGAATCTCAAATCGAAGTTCGACGCATACGGCGTGGCTGTTCGTGCGGGAGCCATCACCCCGGCGACCGAAGATGAAATTCAATTCCGAAAAGAAGCGCGACTTCCTGAGATGTCGCCATCGGTCAAGCAAGCATGGAAGGAAGACAAAGGATTCCGCCGCCCGATCACGCTTGTAAGCGGAAGCGCCCCGCCACCTCAAGGCGCTGGAAACCCCATAGAGCAATAAGCAAATGAATCTGATCCAGATTGAAAACCGCACCGGCAAGGTGAAGCTCAACGACGCTGTCACGCCGTGGACATCCGACGACCTAATTGGCGACATTGAGAAGCTATACGGCGCGAAAGCCGTTGCTGAAAACCTCAAGGTTGGCGAGTTCACTGCTAAGGCTGAAGGAGCTTTGGAAGTTCTCGAAATAGAGATAAACAGCCCAGGCGGAAGCGTGCTGGATGGTTATCGGATTTTTCATTCCTTGATGGGAATGCGCGAGCGGGGCGTCAAAGTCATCGCCACCGGAAACGGAATAATCGCCAGTATGGCATCGGTCATTTTCATGGCGGCAGACGAGCGGCGAATCACGCAAGGCTCGCGCATTATGATCCACGAAGCTCAACAATCTATCGCCGGTGACTCCGATGACCACGCCCGCGCTGCCAAGATTCTCGACGAGATGAGCGAAGAGATCGCCGCAATTTACGCCAGCGTTACCGGAGCGACTACAGCCGAGATGCGCGAACTGATGAAGAAGGAAACGTGGATGGGCGCGACCGAAGCAGTTGAGCGCAAATTCGCGGATTCAATCATCGGAAAATCTGGCGTTGACATTGGGAACTTAAAAGCGAAACCGCCGCTTATGGGACTTTTCACAAGCCGAGCCGAACTGGAAAACAAGATCACCGGATACGAAGCGCGTATCAATGAGCTTGAATCCGAAGTCACTGCAAGCGCGACGGCACTTGCCGATGTTCAATCCGCACTCGCCACCGCTCGCGAGGCTATCGCATCCGCCGAAACGCCAGAAGCTGTTGCCATCCTCCGCGAGGAATTGGAAGCCGCTACCGCTGCCGCTTCGACGGAAGCAGTCACCGGACTTGCCGTGAAGTTGATCGCGTCCGCTGAAGCTCCTGAAGCGATCCGCGAAGCAATCTCCGCGCAAGCTGCCGCAATGCTCGCGGCTTCCGGTCATGTTGCGATTGCAATTGAGGCCGGGGAATCCCAGGAATCCCCAACCATCACTCGCGCTGAATTTGAAGCATTACCGCACCACTCCCGAAACAAATTTTTCCGCAACGGCGGGAAGCTCACCAAATAATCAATTCTCACTCTAGACTATTATGGCAAACGACATCTCACTCACCGGACTCACCGAAGTCCTCTATCAGGCCCGCGACATCGTGGCCCAAGAGCCAACCGGCTTCGCCCAAGGCGTAGTCGTTAACGGCGGTTCCGAAGGCGTATCCGCTGGCGGCACCGTCATCTCGATGCGGACTTCCGAGCCTACGCTGGAAACCAGCTACGCCCCAGCGATGACCCCGCCCGACGCGGCTGACATCACGACCTCTGCCGAGACGCTTGCTCTCTCGCTTTACGCGGGCGCAAGCATCCCTCTCAAGGGCGAGCAGTGGGCGCAGCTTGCGAACACCGTTGGAGCAGAAGCTGCCTTGCAGTCCCTCTACGCTCAGGCCATCCGCAAGATGGTGAACCAGATCGAAGCCACGATTGCGACCGTCGCCTACCAGAACTCTAGCCGCGCTGTTGGATCTGCTGGCACCACGCCATTCGGTTCGAACTTTGAAGTCCTTTCGGACCTCTACCGCATCCTTGAGGACAACGGCACCCCGATGTCCGATGGTATGCTGTCCTGCGTGCTGAACACCGCCGCCGCCGCCAACCTGCGCAAGCGTTCCAGCCTCACCAACGTGGGTGACGCGGGAACCGACGCAACCCTTCGACGCGGCGAGTTGCTCAACCTGTTCAACATGTCGATCCGCTCTAGCGCGGGCGTCCAGTCCCACACCAAGGGCACCGGCACCGGCTACCTGATCAACAATGGCAATGTCGCGGTCGGCTCGACCACCCTGACGGTTGACGGTGGCACGGCAGGCGCAACTGGCATCAAGGCTGGCGACGTCATCACGGTTCTTGACGATCCGAGCGCCGGTGCCTACGTCGTCAAGACTGGTCTCGCCACCGCCTCTGGCAGCGTTGTGATCAACCAGCCAGGCTTGCGCGGGCTGATCGTTAACGACAAGGCTGTCACCATTGGTAACAGCTACGCCGGTAACGTCGCGTTTCACAAGAACGCCATCGAGCTTGCGATGCGCCCACCAGCCCAGCCACCCGGTGGTGACGCTGGCGAGGAGATCGCCACCCTGTTCGACGAGCGCACCGGCCTGTCGTTTTCCGCTCGACTCTACAAGGGCTACGGAATGTCTCAGATCAAGCTGATGTCCTTCTACGGCGTCAAAGCTTGGAAGCCTGAGTTCATCGCCACCCTCATGGGCTGAGTTCCTCTTGTGTGTGTATCATGGTCCAAAAGGCCGGGGGAGAAATCCTCCGGTCTTTTGTTGTTTTGACATTGGCAAATCATCCGCGAAACGGGATGCATGAGCATCCTCACCGACTTTGCCGCTGCGCAATTCCAGCAAGCGCGAACCGTCATTGGCGGCGAGGATTTGACAATCGACGGAGGCACGGAAGTTTCCGCCATTCTCGCGGAAGCTGACAACTCCCGCGAGTTCAACGGCGGCGGATTCGACCGCGACCAGAGCTTGTCCGCTGTTGTTTCGATCGCGGACTGGCAAGCGACTTACCCGAGCGCAGACAAGGCGTATCTGGGCAAGGACGCAACGGCACGCGGGCGGGTGTGGCGGGTTGGCGCGATCCGATCCGGTCAGGCATTCGTCATTGTCTCGCTGGAGTCACCGAGGAAAGCCAAATAAAGCTTGATTCCGGCAAGCGGAAAATCAAACTCCGCGCATGTCCGCCGCCCTGCTCGCCTCCGATCTCCCCGCCGAAGTTCGCGGCTGGTGGGTATCCGAGAAGCTCGACGGCATCCGCGCCATCTGGACCGGCACGGCACTGCTCACCCGCAACGGCAAGCGGCTGAACGCTCCGAAGTGGTTCACGGATTCCATGCCCGACATCCGGCTCGACGGCGAGCTTTGGATGGGACGCGGCACCTTCGACAAGCTGGTCTCGACGATCCAGCGCAAAGACTCCGATTGGACCGGCGTGGAGTTCCACGTTTTCGACGTTCAGGCACCCGGCACTTTCGAGCAACGCCAGCACCTTTTGAATCGGCAGCTTCCCCGCCATGTCCGCGTCGTCCCACACCTTGAATGCGCCGGCCACGACTCTCTCGACGCGATGGAATCCGCTGTCGTCCACGCTGGCGGCGAGGGACTAGTCATCCGCCGCCCCGGTCACAAATACCGCCCCGGACGCGCTGGCGATGTCGTGAAGGTCAAGCGGCTGTTTCCTGACCTCGACCGCTGGCAGGGGTAACGGCTTGCCTTTGCAATTTGCAGGGGTAAACCCGCCTTGTGATCAAGGCCGAGTTTGACATGCAAAAGCTAGAGTCTTCGCTAAAGAAGGCATCTAAAGCATTTGGCGACACGACGACTCAGGCTGTTGCCAGATGGAGTGTGCAAACCGGGCGCGAACTCGCGGCGGAAACTCAAGCATGGGGAAAAGGCAAGGCCGCGAAGGACAAGCAATGGTTCGCCATTGAGGCGGATGCCCGCCGTGTTATTTGGCCGGTCACAATTACGGGTGCAACCAAAAAGGGAAATGCTAGATTTACGCATGACGGCAAGAACAAGGTTTGGCCTGCCTCGCGTGTTCTTAAATCCGAGGACGAGATGCAAGACTGGATTGAGATGCACCGCACTCGCCGACGCTCGCGCACTTCCAAGCTTCCGTTTTCCGAGCTTGCGATTTGCGACCTCAAGATTTTCCAAAAGGCGCTGAAAGCCCGCCAGAAAAAGGCGGGGATGGCAAAAGGCGCATGGCTGGGCGCGGCGAACAAGGCCGCGACATTCCAGCGCGGGGCGCAGCGAATCAACATCGGGAAGAACTTCATCAGCTACGCCCAAAAGCACTCCAAACACGGCACAGCAAAGCTTCGCGGAGGCACCGGATTCCGTCCGTTAGGAGAGCTTGAAAACAATCTGGCATACTCAAAAAGCCCGAACGTTGTTTCTAAAACCGCGATCAGCAATTCCCTAGGCTGGGGACTCCGCAAAACCATCACCTGGTATCGCAAAGCAGCAAAACTAGCACTCGACCAATGACAACCGACCTATCACTCGCCGCTCTCAAATCGTGGATCACCTACCGGGCGGCGTCTTATCCGGTCCTTTCCGGCGTGCCGATCCTTCTTCGCGACACGCAAGTCGAGCGACCTGGGGACGATGACGAAGACGAGGTGGCAGACTTTGACGCTACGTTTATCAGCCTCAACGACGTAGGGGCGGAAGAACACGCAATCCAGCGGGGATGCCTGACGATGGACATCGAGGTAATGCTTTGCACGGTTCCCGGCGATCTGGGTAAAACCGACGCCGAACACGCCGCGCTGAATACCGCGCTTTATAACGTGATAGCCGACACCGCCGCCATCGAATACTGTTCATCCGGCACCGGCATCCGCTGTTTCGACATTCGCGGAACCGCTCCGACCACTGAGGCAGACGGGGCAATGCGGGCCACCACATTCAAGGTTTCGATGGTTGCTTGCGTTGTTTAAATTCCGTCTTGCCATTGGCGATCCGTGCGCGAAACGGATTGCATGTCCGCTACAGTTTACGCCGCCGCACGCTACGGGATTGTCGATGACGATACCGCTTCAGGGTTGAGCCTTGGTTCGTTCTCGACCTCGTCGGAAGTGGATGAGGCGACCGCGATGAACCACAACGGAAGCGTCATCGGGTATTCGCTCTACAATGACCGCTCGACCACTGAATGCTCTGGTGTGGTTGCGGTTAAAGCGACCGGCCTTGCGCTTAACTTGTCGTCCGCGCTGACCTTGGCGAACACGACTGCCGATAGCCTCAACACATCGACGGCAAACCTCTTTACGACTCCGGTTGCCAATGCCGGGTTGATCGTCAAATCAACGTCACTTACCCGGACCAATACCGGGTTTGAGGAAGGGTCTATTTCCGCGATCTTCTATCCGCTGCTTGCTACTAACACCAGCAGCACGGTTGCCGACTAACCGCTGAAACCAACCAGAGAAAAATGAAACGACATGAGGCCGATGGAACATCGAGCCACGGGACCGGAGATGTCAACCTAGCCGCCGCTATCATGGCGCTAGGCGCTCCGCTCGACCCGCTACAACCTTGCTCCGTGATCCACGCCGACAACGGCAAGAGCTACGGGCGCTTTTTCCTGCTGCCGGTTTCAGCCTGCGGGAAATACGAGACGCTTAAACTGCTTCAGTTCTGGGACGCGCCACGGAGCGCGATTCCGGCAAATCACCCGTTTGGGTGGGTCATGGATTTCATTAGGGCGCGACCCGGCGACCGCATGACCGCTGACGAGTGGATGGATCACGCGCACGATTATTTGGCCGGCATTGGAGAAGTGGGACCGCATCCCAAAAACTACGCGGCGATTCCCGACGCAATCGCCAAGCTTCCCGACTCTCTCGCCAGCTACGTTTTCGCCTTCGCGCATTGCCGCGCTCTTTGCCTCGACCTGTTCCGGCGAGCAAAGCAGCAGGTCTTCATGCGCAAACACGGCAGCGCCATCATCGACACCAACCTGCCGAAGCAAATTCGGAATAACCTCATCGCCCGACTCGACGGATGACACGCGCCGAAATACTTAGCCACGCGCTATTCGATACCGGCGGCGAGATCGACGGTATCAAATTTGGTCCGCTATCGCAACCCTGCCTTGTCATCCTGAAGCGGCGGAAGAACTCGCTGCTCACGACATCAACCCGCGACCAGGACGACCACGAAGCAGTCGGGGAAATCTTCTTTGTCCTGTCCCGCACGAAGGACCAACGGGCCGCGATGTTCCGCGATTCCGCAGAGGAATGGGACATGAAGACCGGCGAGTTCATGGCGGGGCTTGAGGACGACACGCTGCCGAAGTTCCGCGACGATTACCTCGTGCCTGCCATGCAAGCCGTGGCATTCGCGATGGTAGAAAGCGAGTCGCCGGGAAAGCCTCAGCAGACCCGCCAGACCTCGCCTACTTCATCCAAGGCGCAGGGTCAGCGGGACTCTTCAACCTCGCCGCAATCGTCGGGGCGGAAGACCCTATCTGGGGACTCTCCGCATCCGCTGTCCTCCAACTCTTCCACGCCGAGGCGAGTCGGAACGGCGCAAGACTCCGGTGGGTCAACTGGCCGGAAGCCAGCCAAGAAAGCATCGAAGAATTCGAAAGGATCGCAGCGCAAGAAGTAGAACTTGAGGGAATCTAAAAATGGCAATCGGGACTACAGTCAAAGTCGGATTCGACGCCTCAGCAGTCCGCGCAGGAATGGGCGGGCTGAAGGGCTTATTCTCTGGGGCAATGCGCGGAATGCGGCAAGTCGGCATCGGCGCGGCACGGCAGATTGGCGCAGGTGCAACTGACTTGCTGGGGCGGATTGTCATGGCGATTCCTCAAGGAGTAAAAGAAACCATGGATTGGGCAGGAAATCTAACCGACATGAGCTCCCAAACTGGAGTTTCTGTTTCCAAGTTGGTTTTACTGGAGGAGGCGCTAAGACTCGCCGGGGCGGAAGCAAAAGACTCATCGCGGATGATCTCAATGCTTGCCGATAACCTCAACAATGCGAGGGACGAAGCGGGACCAGCTAGGGACGCGCTCAACAAGCTTGGATTCTTGGCAGAAGAATTTGCCGATGTTCCGATTGATAAAGCTTTTGAGATGATCGGCAAAAGAGCGGCGGCACTACCAAAAGACTTTCGAGGACTTGAGGGAATCATGGCCGACCTTTTTGGAGCGAAGATGGGATTCAAGCTCATTCGGTTTTTTAAGGACTTTAACGGCGGAATGTCGCAGGCGGAAAACAACGTAGGGCGATTTGCAAGAGAGATTGAGCAAGACGCGGCTGGATTCGATGAAATGAGCGACGCAATCGGAAGGACCGAAATGAGGACTAGAATGTTTATGGCGTCTTTTGCTAGGTTCATGTCAAACAAGATGGGTTCCGATTGGGTGGATAAGCTTTTTGACAAGCTAACACCCGAAAAGCTGGAGTCGTTTTTTGACTCGATGAGTTCCACCTTGGCAAACTTCTTTGACAAGGGCGTAGATTTCAATGGAGTCTTCCGAAACATTGGATTGCAAATCGGAGTAGGAATTATGGAAAGTATGAAAAGCATTTCACCGGCAAGCATGATCAAAGGAATGTTTGGCGGCGGGCCAACCGCAGCAACGAGCGGTAGAAGCGAGGAAGGCGGGCCACGGATCGACCGTTCAAACGCACTGCTTCAGAGAATCGTTGAGAAGAAAGGCGGCTGGGCATGAGCGCGAACATCGCAGGATTAACGGCATCGTCCTTGGTTCCCGGTCCAAACTTCGTCTTTGCGCGTGACGCTGAAGGCAAGATGACCGGAACGCGAGAGTTCAGCACGGTCAAAGGATCAAGCTCTAGCTTCCTCATTGCCAAAGGCGTTCCAATTTCTTCGCTATGCGACGACATTCCGCCAGAGCTTTCGTTCCTTCTTGTCGATTCTTTCGAGAGTCGCGACAACCCCGGCGGGATCACGACGATCACCGTCAACTTCAAAGGCGCTCCCGAGGAGGAAGAGTTTGGCTTTGACCGCGAGACGACCTACGCAATTCGCGGCACGACTTTCCGCCGACCAATCCTAGAGCATCCGACCTTCATTGCCGACATGGAGGAGCAAGACGACACGATCCGTGGCGGGCTTGTCGCGATCCTAACCGGCGAGGCTTACGCGGTCCTTGGGTCAACTGGCAGTCGGAAGATCGTCAGGATTACTCCCAACGAGGAAATAGTCGGATCGGGCGGATGGGTCAGTAACGAGGACAACGACGCATGGTGGGACATTATCGCCGTGAAGGGCTTGCGTGACTACGACGCTGCATCGCTTGAGTGGACGCGATCAACAGCCAACGCGGCGGGACTAAG